GACTCAGACACAGACCATGCGGGGGTGTCCGTAATCGTTGCCGCTGTTTCCCACGTCGATCCATCACTGGAATACTGCACCTGGAACGTCTTAGGTGCCCTGGTCGCCCTGGTAGCGTCATTCCCTGCCTGTATGAGCACCTCAGATACCGTGGTGGCCGCCCCGAAATCGTAGCTTATCCACTGAGGCAAAGCGGCACCGCCATCGCTCGACCAGAACGTGGCCGAGTTGTTATCAAAGGCCTTGTCGGCATTCAGCGATGTGCTATCCACCGTGGATGCCGCTGCTGTGCCGCTGCCGGTCTGGTCGGCCCCGCCAGCCGTAGCTCGCAGCTCAATCTCAGCGATATTCGCCCACCAGGTGCCGGAACTGCGCGACTCCGTGACGTTGATCCTCCAGTATCTAGCGGATGGATACACCGGAGATGATGGCTGCGGATTCCTCGGGTCGGACACCCTCATACCCTTCACAACCGCCTGGAATGTCGGCGAGCCGTCGAGCTGTCCAGCAGGAATGCGGAAAACCGAGTACGCAATGCCCCGGGTGCCGTTGGGAGTCTCCAGAAGCATCGGGTCATTGAACGCCGCGATGGCCGTGGCCAAGGTGGAGTCTACAGTCTGGTCATCAAGCCCGAGGTAGTCGGTCTGCGTCACGCCAGCGGGCACTGCCTCGCCGTTGATGTATACGTCCTCGATCTCGATGATTTCACCCAGGCACCAGACGACGCCCAGCACCAGATCGCCGCTGATGTCTCCACGTAGGGTGACTAGCCCCGGAAGCGAGCGCCTGCCATACACAATCGGGATCGGCGCATCTGATCCGGCCACCGTCAGCGTTTGGTCGCGCGGTGGTGTCGCGATCTCCTTCAGTGTGGATGCGGGCAACCGGCCCTGGGCGGTGAGCATGGCCCTGCCGCTGGCCACACTGCCCCGGCCAAGCGCCGCATACGCCTGGTCAAACGCCCCGAAGCGGCGGGACTCCAGCTGCCGGGTCTCGCCCTCCCAGGTGATCAAGGTTCCAGGCGGGAGCGCGAAATTCGTGACCTGCTTCAGCGTGTTTCGCGGGGTGAAAACGTTGCCATTGTTGATGTGTGTAACAGCGATTGACACTGAGTCACCGGAAAACCGGCTGGAGCGAATTTCGCCATCCATCACCAGAACGCCATCCTCGGCATCAAAGATCAGGTCGGTGTCAGAGGGAACGCCCGGGATGTACCAGATTTTGCACTTGCCGCCCCGGTACGAGCCGTTCTGGATCTCCGTCACGCGGGTGGCTGACCAGGGGAGCGTCAGCGTGGCGCTGCGCGTGTTGGATATGCCCGATACGGCAATGCCACCGGCGAGGTAGTTCTGCCCATCGAAAACCACGTCACCAGAGGACGAAAGCAGCTCTTCCACCCCGGCATGCTCCAGGCACACCAGGTAGATTGGTCGGGTAATGTCGGCGCTCGCGGCCGCCAGTTGCGCGGGAGTCAGGTCTGCCGGCATCAGGCATCCACCCGCGCACGGTATCGGAAATCAACGTTGTACAGGTTGCCGACCATGGAGCGCCCCACACTCCCAACAACCCGGCCAATATAGTCAATGCCGTCTATCGTCCAGGTGATCTCCTCCGCCCGATTCGTTTTCAGGAACGTCGTGATGGCGGTCATCTGGGTGACAGTGAGATATTCGAGGCGCGCGTCGATTACGGTGTAATCCGTGGCGCCCAGCACCCTGACATGCTCTGTGCCGTCGTCCATGATGTCGCTGGTGGTGTTAAGGCCATCGGTGATCCGGCTGGACCGGCTGAGGTTGTACGACGAAGGGAATGCAACAGCCATTACTGGACCACCTCTTGTCCGGTGAAGCCGACAAAGCCACCAGACAGTGCCGTGGCTGCAGCTTGAATCGCCTGGGCGGCGCTCAACATCGTGTTTGCCGCTTCCTGTTGTGCCGCGGCAGATTCCTGCAGCGCGTTCCTGACCTCGGCGTTCTGCTGGCGCTGCTCGCGCTCAGTCTCGGCGCGGAGCTTCTCCAGACGGTTCTCCTGTATCTCTGCCGTCCGCTCGATGTACTTCGCATACGCCTCGGCCTGACCCTGCTGCGCGGCTGGGCTCAGGCTTTGGAATATCTGCTCATTGAGCCTCACCACCTCAGCGAACGTGCTGGCGATCTGCCCCGGGTCGGTGAGCCCACCAAGGGAATCCCGAAGGGAGCCGCGGCGGCCCTTGAGGGCGGCAGTCCGCTCCTCGTCGGTCATAACGCTTTCACGAATCGACTGCGCCGAGGATGATGCAGAGCCACGAATCTGGGCGCCCACCTGCAGGTATTGCTGTGCGAGCTGGTACGCAGCCGCCTGATTGTTTGCCAGCGCCTGCGTCAGGGTTTGCGCGGAGGCCACCGAGCCGTCGAATTCCATCGCCATCTGGCGTATGGCATCCATCTGGGCGCGGTAACCGTCATAAGCGGTGCGCTGGGCGGCCGCGAAGTCATCCACCGCCTGCGAAACCGGGTTGATCTTTGTCTGCTCCCAGAGCCCCTGCATGGCGCGCGCAAACGCTGCCGTTTCCTCCACAGAGCCGTCGAACGCCTTGGCCAGGTCCTTCACCACCGGCGCCAGCTCCCAGGCTGTGTCGAGGATGTTGTCCATCGCGGCAGCAATCAGGTCTGACACGCTGGCAAACTCGACACCGTCCATCTGCAGCGGAGACTTGTTACCCCGGCTGATGGTCATGATGGAGCCAGACCCGCCGATAGCGTCACTGAAGCCCTGCAGGACGTTGGCCAGCTCCTGCATGGGGTCTTGGTACTCGGGCCGCTTGGTGCCCCAGAGGTTTGCCTCTCTGGTGCCGGTATTGATGCCGACGCCGCCGATCCGGTTCTTGCTGCTTCCAAAAGCGGAGTCCAGAGCGCCGCCGATGGCCCCACCGATTGCCGCACCCAAGGGGCCACCCAGGAATGCGCCGGCAGTTCCGCCCAGCCCTGCACCCCAGTTGCTATTCGAGGTGCGGCCGGTCAGGGATGAACCAAGCGCGTTACCCGCCAGACCGCCAAGAATCCCGGCCCCTGCGGTCAGTGCGCCACCTGCAAGAAAGCTGGTTGTGCCACCCGCCCCTTGGATGCCCAGCGCAGAGAGTGCGTTGTAACCCAGTTGCCCTGTGGACCCGAGAAACGCGCCAGTCTGTGCGCCGAGACCCAATGCGCTGCCCGCCCCTGCAATGCCGCTGATGAGAGAGCCACCCGTGCCGATGGACAGCAGGGAGCCCAGCCCACTCAGGCCAGACGCACCACCAGCAGCACTGGCCGCACCGGATACACCACCCAGCCCAACACCCAGGAATATGCGATTGGCCGCAGCAGTTGCTATCATCTCAGCCACGGTGCGCTTGAACAGGTCAACCAGGTCACCAAACGTGACCTTGCCATCCAGCAGGATCTGCTGGAAGAAATCACCGAAACCGTCCCGCATCCGCTCGATGCCGCGGTCATAGGCGGTGGCGAGGGGGTCGGCCTGGTCCTTCAGCTTTAGAACCTCGACAGTGGCCCGCTCCGCCTGAACCACCACCTCCTGCAGACCGTTGGCCTTCCACCACGCATCAAGGTCCGACTGAGCCGCAACATTATCCCGAACCGCCCTCTCTAGAGTCCGGTATTCAGTCATGAGCTCTCTGGCGGCGGCTTTGTGCGGGTAGAGACGGTCCAACGTGGACTGCAGGGTTTTGTTGAATCTCTCCTGCTCTTTTTCCGCAGCCTTTGCTGCTTTCTCTTGCTCCTTGATGCTTAGCGTGACTGTATCGGTGGAATCGGCAAGTCCCTCGGTGGTTTTCTTGGCTGCATCGTTGGTCTTGTTGTTTTTGAGAATTTGAGCACGAAGCGATTCCGCCTGGCCCTGCAGTTCTTTAAGCTTGGATTTGAGCTCTTCCTCCCCGTAGAACGTGACCAAGCCGTCAGGCCCAAAAAAGCGAATCCTCTCACCGAAATCCCAAAGGGAGTCATTATTCAGCATCCCGGAAATCTTTAATATTTGATCTTCGATTCGAACCAGGTCATCTGCGGCAATGCCATTCAGCGTCGCCGATACCGACTCAGCAAGGTATTCAGTCAGCTTGACCGTGGTGCTCAAGGCGCTAACGCCTGCGGCAGTTACATCCATGAGCGCAGAAGCCAAGGAGGTAATGCTGCTTTTGAAGTCAGGATCAGCAAGCACAGCGCGCAGCTCTTCTGCACCCTCTATCATGTCGCTGGCATCTACTCGACCCAGGGCGTCCTGCACATCGTTCGATACGGCCTGCCACACACGCGAGATAGTCATGGGCATTTTCTGGAAATCGTTCTCGATCGTTCCAGCAGTTTTCGTCAGAGCCTCTGTAATGCGCTCCGCAGTCAGCTCACCATCAGCTCCCATCTGCCTTAGCTGACCAATTGTGACGCCGAGCCCTTCTGCGATGGCTCGAGCCAGCCGGGGGCTGTTCTCCATGACAGAGTTCAGCTCTTCACCACGCAATGTTCCAGCAGCGAAGCCCTGAGAGAGCTGGGTGATAGCAGACGTAGCCTCTTGAGTGCTCGCTCCAGAAACAATGAATGACTGGTTGATGGCTTTTGTCAGTGTGAAGAGCTTCTCTTGTCCGAGATTTAGCTGTTCGGTGGATCGAGCAAGACGAGCGTACAGGTTTACGGTTGCCTCCGTGGTTTGACCAGTTTCACTGGCAAGCGCGAGAGACCGGTCATACACGGAGTTAAGCTCTTGCTGGGAGCTGGTGACCAACTTGAGCTGCCCCTGGAGAGATGCGTACTGATTCGAGGCCTGAATCGTCTCTGAGATCAGTTTTCCAATACCAAGTGCACCGATGACGCCCTGAAACCCGGACAGGGAGCGAGTGGCGTTCGCCACAGACTGATCAGCCTTCGAAAAAGCCGCCGCGAAACTAGACGTGGCTGAGGCATTTTTCTTCTGCGCGCCCGTGAGCTTCTCCAACTCATCACGAGTCAGCTTTACCTCGCGCACAGCATTTTTCGCATCGCCACGGATCAGCAGCGTAGTCTGGTAGGTTTTATTGCTCATTGATCACACTCAATGCTCCGGCTTCAATCACGCGCACCTGGTTAAACACCCGTCTGGCCTTCTTGATGCCCAATGCCTGGATTACGGCCACAACGGCCGAATAATCAAGTCCTTGATATACAGCTCCACCAAATCCGATGGAAACGCGCCATTGCGTATGGCACGCCTCAAATACCTCAAAGGCGCGCCAGTTTTCTGGATGAACGTAGAAGACGTCAGGAACTGGCGCCTCTTCTGTAGTTGGCAACAGGATTGCCCCGCTGCCGTCGTCTTCGTCCTGATCGGGGGCCGACCGAAGCGATCGAGCCCAAGCACGGCCGGCCTCAATCAGTTTCCCTTTAGGGCGCCCCTGCCGGTCGCGACCGCGGTAAATGAAACCCAAAGAGCGTTTAGATACTCTGTGATCTCCAGCATCGCATCGAGGTTTTCTTCCGTAAACTCGAACTCCTCTCCGGTGGCCGTGGGTACTCCAGACCAACCCAATACATGCTCCTTAAGTGCGGCCGCCTTGAATCGGGTGTATCGAGTATCTTCATCGTAGGTTTTTTCGCGCTCAATCAGAGCCTCGTTTTCGCTCCGCGAAGGTTTTTTAAAGGTCACCATAAATGGAACCTTCAAAATGCGACCATTGTCTTGCAAGACCTCAGCCGTTACCTTGACATCGATCTCAGTTTTTACGCCTTTTAAAATCATAGTTTTGCCCTATGCCTTGTCATTGCCTGGAGAAGGTAGGAACGGCACCGCCCCGCCCCCCCGTAAGGGGACGCCAGGCAATGGAAACGATAAGCGGAGCGGTGCCGTATTCGGTCAGGTGAGAGTGATCACCAATTCATCGTCGCCGGAATTTGGCAGCAGTCGCAGGCCGAACTGATAACCCAGCTCGCCAGAAATATCCGTCTCCTGAATACCAGACAGCTGGGCTTTCGGGGCGTCTACCGTGATGATGTTGCCGGCCGTGGTGCCGTGCACAATCTGGAACGCAGACAGGGTGACCCCGTTGTGACTTTCCGCAAGGGCGAAAATGTCTTTATCGCCGATGTCTGGTGCCAGAATGGTCATATTGCCCACCGGCGCCCGGTCAACGATGAAGACCTCCTCCAGGTTCACGAAGTTGAGATACGGAACCTCGCCACCCCAGTCGACTTCCATGGCGCGCAGCACTGCGTCGTAGGTTCCGATCGTGCAGGTGGGGGTGTTGGTCTTGTTCACCGGCAGCGGTGCCAGGAAGCTGGACACAACAGGAGTCACCGGGGTGATCGCGGCCGGCTTGGCGTAGAGACCGGTGAAGGTGAACTGCATCATCGGGATCTGGCCGGGGTTCATCATGAACTGGACCGTGCCGCGTGCGCCCTTGAGGATCTGGCGCTCACCGTCCTGGTCGTAGTAGATCGTGACCGAATCGTAATCGTCTGACACCGGTGAGTATTCCACGCTGGTGTCCACGGTGATGTCTTCATCGAAACCGCAAGCACGCAGGAGCGGACCCCATGCCGGTGCTGTGCCCTCGGTGCCAGAACCGGCCAGTTCAACACCGAACGTGACCTGCGCAAACGGGCCCACGTTCAACTGCTCA